CAGCAACAATGTTGATAGCTTGGAGTTTGGAAACGATAAGCATAATGCTCCTTTGAGAAAAGCGAATAGCTTATTGCATGATGCTTTGATAGAGTTAGGAAAGTCAGACTGGGTGTCTGTTGAGGATGGGTTGCCTCCTTATGAAGAGGACGTTCTTGTATGCAATGAGAAAGAACCATCAGATATGTGGTTCGGGCATAGAACATCTGACAGACGAGTTGTTGTTGACGAACATGAGTTTGCTAAAGGGTATGGAACTATCACTCATTGGCACAAAGTAGATAAGTTGGAGGATTGATTATGATACAAATACACAAACACAACAAGGGCGAATTGTATTCTATATACGGTTTCTTTATTGACCCTAATAAAGATGTATGGGTTAACAAGAAACAACTTATGGAATTATACAATGAGATTAAGAAAATAAAAGAGGAGAAATAGTTATGGCATGGTTAGCTGTTGATAAAGATGGTACAGAGAATATTTATTATCTTAAACCAGAAAGAAAAAAAGAGTATTGGGTCGCAGAAGAAAATCAGCCTCAATGTTATAGAGATATAATTGAACTTCCTCATGGCAGTATCAAGAAACTCATTGAAAGAGAATTGTCTTGGAGCGATGAGCCAGTCGAACTTAAAGAAGATTGATATGGAATGGGATGTTAAATTTGTACTAGCAAAGCTTTTGAATGATAAGAAGTATAAAGAAGCCGTAGAGTTAATAAATGCCCACAATGATAATGTTGATGCTCAGGATGTAGATATTTTTATATCAGGATTTAGCTTAATATACGCAGAACTTCTTAATCCAATATTACCAATATTGGAGAGATACCTTTCTTCTAGTGCCATTTCTTGGCAAGGAAGAATGAGAATAGCTTTAGCTATACAGCAATGCAAGAAACTTAAAAAGAATAATTATGGTAAGAGAATTTGAAGTAAGTATTAGAGTTACTATTGATTCTAAGTGCAAAGATAGTGACGATGATATTATAGAAGCACTTATGAATGGAGCGGATAAGTATTTCTATCCATATTGTTGTAGTAATGAACATATAAAGCATACTAATAGTACTGCTCACAAAATTAAATAAAAATGAGAAGTATTTTGTTTAAAGCAAAGAAACTGAGTGATGGTAAATGGGTGAAAGGTTCTCTGGTAAAGACACCTTTCGGAACATTTATTGAATGGTATGAGGATTCTATCTGTAACAAGAGAGAAGTTGCCCCTTCTACTATCTGCCAGTACACAGGACTTACAGATTGTGAAGGCAATGAAATTTGGGAGCACGACCTAATACATTTCGTAGGGTATAAGCCTACAGCCGAAGTGATTTGGTCGGAATGTAACTATGCTTTTATGGTAGCTAGCGAAAATGAACCTCTTTATTGGCTTCCAGATGTTCTTGAAATTGGTAAAATAGAAAGAGTTGGCAATAAATTCGATAAGGAGGGCAAGGTATGAATTACAAAAAGGTACTAACGAGATACATTCAAGGAAGGCTGTCAGAATTGTCTGATGTTGATACTTATGAACCAAACAAGTTAGCATTAACTAATATGTTGTGGTTTCTTGGCAAGGTAACCAGTAATGAAATGATTGTTGCAAAGCTTAGAATCATGGTTGATGCAGATATTAAAAGAAAGAAATATCTAAGTAGATACGATGGTAATGAATCATTATATGATGATGAGTATTCCAAGGCTGTAAGCACTATTGGAAAGAAATGCTTGTCTTATTTACGAAACGCAAAAAAAGGAGGTGCAAGATGAAAATAAGGCAAGCCAAGAAGATAATGAAGCAAGCTCGTCATCTAAGTACGGCAAGTGATTATTGGTACAGAAGATTAAGAGATTTTGAGTACAAAATATGCTATGGTTTTGTTGGTAAAAAAGACCATCGCATCATAAAGGCAATAAGTTTGATAAAAAGAAGTAGCGTATGGAAAAGAAAGTATTGACCCTCACCATCAGCAAGCAGTGGTTCGATATGATTGTGGCTGGCGAAAAGAAAGAAGAATACAGAGCTATCAAATCGTATTGGATAAACCGCTTACTCCAAACAAAATACGGAGGAAGTGATGAATATCGCAAGGTTACAATGCACCCGGAGTTTGATATGCTTATAAGCAATTCCAAGCTCAAAGAGTTGCTTGAAAAGAAAACCGCCAGGTTCATCCCCTACACTTACGTCCGCTTCTTCCATGGTTACGCAAAAAAACGTCCGTGGATTGAGAAGGAGATTGAGAGTATCACCATCGGTAAGCCAAAGAAGGGTATGTGCCCAGATGAGTGGCTAGATACTGAATTATTCATCATTAAGTTCAAGTAGAGTATGAGAAGACTACTTTGCAAGAAAGTATATAAGGTGGAAAACCTTTGGTGTTCCAATGGATGCTACGAAGCCGAGATTACCGGATTGTTATACGTGAAAACGAGGAAGTTCTTGTGGTGGGATTTATCACCAATCCTATACATAGAAGTAAAGGTTCCGTATATAGATAATCCTTATTATATTGGCGAGCATGGTACAAATACCCGACTTAGAATTTCGGAAGTAGAGATGAGGGTTAAAATGGAAGTTATTAAAGATAAGTTCCAAAGAAGATTAGATAGGATTATCAAACGAAAAAAAAGTAGAGCCTAGTACTCTGCTAAATGGCTTGATGCCGAGTTTTTTATCATTAAATTTAAGAGATATGAAAATAAAGAATTTACCAAAGAAGATTTACCTCAACATCTGTAGTAATGAAGAAGAGGTAGATTACAATGAATTAGATAGAGTAACATTCAGCACAGAAAAGGTTGGCGTTACTGATTGCGATACAGAAAACGTTCCTTACGTGAATGCTGCATCATTATGGCACGACCTAAAGGAAGAGAAGCCACCATTAAAAAAGTGGGTAATGTTCCGATATAGTGGAGGTGGCGTAAATCCTACTGCTCTTCACTATGGAGCAATGAGTGACGATATATGGGTTGTCACAAGAGGAGACGGAACACAGCGTATCGAAGTTCTGTATGAATGCTACGATAAGATTGAGTGGTTTGATTTTGATGAACTAAAATAGTGATAGCGTATGACAAACGAGGAATTTTTCAATGCTCATATGGGTGAGCGAGTTCTTTATAAAGGTAAGGACATCGGGGCATACGTAGCAGGTTATGTAGAGGAAAAGTATATTATCTTAGGATTTGATGATTATACAGGCTGCATTCTGTGCTTCACTTCAAAAGTGAAAAATCTTTGTGACATATATCACTCATACCGATTCGCAAAGTTGAAGTATTTGGAAGTGATAAAACATCAGTAATATGGAAAAGTATAAATATACAAATAAAGAGGAAAAACCCATTCCAAAATATAAGAATGGTGATATTGCTTGGTATATAGATGGTTGGTTTGAACATCCGCAACGCTGTATTATAAAGGGATGCTGCAACGTATCTTGGTTCGAGGGGAACGAATTTAATTCTTCGGGTTGGTGGATAGATTATAGATACAAACCCGACCATTGTAAACGTACCGTACAGCATACAATTAGAGAAGAAGAGCTTTTTGATACCGAGCAAGAGGCTTTAATTGCATTGTTCGAGAAGTTTAAAGATGAAGTAAGACGTAAATTAGACCTTTTTGGTAAAGAAGCAAATAGACTAGGCATAAAACAGCAGTTGTTATTACAATAATAAGAAAGGGTAGGGCAAAAGCTCTACCCCTTTCGCAAAAAAAATAGCCCATCCATCGACCAGTCTTGGTATGACAAGGCAATGCGTTGGGTTGACCCTGACTGGTGGGAGAAACATCCTAATGGCGGTAAGGATTCCTTGAACTTTGAAGAAGCTCTGAAGGCTATCATGAAAGCTACAGGTGCAAAAATGAATAAAAAGGAAGAGGAGAACAAAAACAAAGAGGGGGAAGACTAAGCTTCCCCTATCTCCTTTAACCCCAAATCCATTAATAGCTTATCCAATATCTCATTCACGTCATTACGGAAACTTCGGTAAGTAACATAATAGAAACTGATGTTCTTGTAATCATGGCTCACATTAGAACATGTACACCCCAAAACCTTAGCGATTTTCTCTCTTAGCCCTCTTCTCATCTTAGAACCGCCAAGGGCACTAGGAGAATAAAGATAAAGAATAACAAAGATAAATTGCTTGCGTACCATTGTGGAATTTCGTCCGGCATGATAGCTCATAAATTTATCGTAAATATTGCCTACTTGCGCCAGATCTTGCATCAATGGAACGGAAAGGCTTATTTCTTCCTTGGATAAGATGGCCTTAGTTTCTCTAATCCATTTTATGCGTTCCATGATTTTCTTTAGATTCATTTCAATGTCTGATTCTTTCATTCTTTTCTGTTTTTAGTTCAACATTTCATAGACGAAGTAAACCCCGTCTGCATCTATTTGTTTTCTAAACATTTCTATGTCGGAAACTATCAACGAGCAGTGCTTAAACGAACTCTGCCCATTGATAACTTTTCCTATTCTTGTTATTCGGTATCTTATTTTATTTCGATAAGAGTTAAAATGCAATAACCTAACAAGTCTTTATAGCTGTCTAGAATCGGTTCTTCTTTAGCATCCTCATTAAGAGTCAACAAAGAACAAATCCGATTAATCTTTTCTTGCAAATGACCGAATGCATACGGATAACCATCTTTAGCAAAACATTCCGAAAATGCGTTTCCATACCGCTTATTTTTGGTTTTGAACAATTCAATTTGCGACTCGATGATGTCGTTATAATCTGAGACAATATACCAAGAGAGCGTAAGCAAGGCTTCCATCGCCATTACGCTGATATGGCTTCGTAAGATTTCTTTGTCTTCAGAAGATGTTCGTATCTCATACATAAGACGAAGGAAATTGGCTGCGCTTGAAAATAATCCGAGCTTTCCGAAGTCCTCCCTTAGAGATGAAACGAAAGCGGCATTATCCTTGCATTCAATCATGTCTGCCAAACGTCTAATAACAAAGATATACTTGTTAGCATATTCGCAACACCCATTGTTATTTTGTTCCACCATGTCCGTATCCTCCTCCACGATTATTTTCCATATTCAACTCTCCAAGTATGCATTCTGGATTTTCTACCTTGCGGAATGCACCCTGACAAATACGAGTACCTTTCTTGACTACGAATACATAATAGTCGTAATCTGAATCAAGTTTAAATTTGCTATCTTCTGTCGGCATATAACGGTCGGAATTAACTCTATAAAGCGCACCAATATCGTCCCTGTAGTCTTCATCAACCAAACCTAGACAAATATCAATATCCGCTCTAACATTAGTCATGTAGCCAACTTGTGTTTCATCCTTGCCGATGAAAGCCACATCTACAAGCATACCTTTATCCGTAAAACCGGAACGTGAACGAATATCCAAACCAACATCTTTAGGAAGTTCTACACCTAAATGCAGGTTTATGTGACCTCTACCCATTTTCACCCAAGGCATGTTCAAAACTACATCTTGTGGGCAGTAAAAATCAACAGCCGCAGCATTACCTTCCTTGTAAGGAACATTACCACCTCGCAAGTCAAGTACATAAGCCTTGCCTTGTGCAACTAACTTTTTTGTTAACTCCTTATCCATTATATATAAAGCCTAAATCGTTTAAAGTTCTACAATTCTTAACCAGTCCTTTCGCCCATAAATTGCGTAACTCAGATAACGGGTCTTTTCCGTACCTATTCTTTATGGTTGCTAAGGTCAAGATTTCCGGTTTAATATGTTTATCTCTTTTCTGCTGCCTTAGCTCCTTCAGAATATTCTCCAAGTTCTCCATTGACGAAATCATCCATTGTTATATTGTCAACCCCAAATTTATCAGCCAGATCATCGTTCCCAATAATCAGCCAATTAGATTTATCTTTGAGAAACTCTATACTCTCGGTTCCTTTTGCAGCATCAACAAAAGTATCATCAATATTATCAGTAGAGCGATATGGAACTACCGCCTTATCAGCATACATAGCAATTTCGTAAGAAATAACCGATACCATTTTTGCGAATGTTATATCGCTTGAATACATTCCTTGGTTCTTGTCATATCCTAAGATGTTGACACGGACTATATTATCATCTGCTTGCAACGCTCTAAAGAAATCGTGCTTAAGCTGAAAATCCGTAATATCTACAGGATGCTCATTACCCGATGGAATACTTATAATATCCAACAGGCTTACAAAAATAACCTTTTTATTCATTGTCTTCATCTGTCAATAATTTATCTATTGTTTTTTCTAATTCGTCTAATCTTAGAGTATAATCCTCTTCGTAAACACATGTCAATGTAGAAATAAAGAACTTGTCATTATCTGTTCTCAATTCAATCTCCATATATTCCTCATAATAGCTATCGTATTTAATCGCTAACGAAAAGGAGTTCATGTAATCAGGATTGAATCTTCTCTGCAAGGATTGTGCTCTTGTAAAAGCATCTTTAAATTCATCCGTCATGGCTTAATATTTTGTGTAAGCATTTCTCTGTTCTTTGCCATCGCATCGTGGAAGCCAATATCGTATCTGTCGGTTTGCTCCAGCTCATAGTTCCGCTTTATGAGTTCACTTGTCTGATACGAACTCTTTGCTAGCTGAAGTTTAAAATAGATAAACTCAACGAACATTAACATAAAGCAAAGGATAAAACCGATAATCACCGCTACCTTTGTATTCTCTTTACAGAACTTTACAATACACTTGGCAAGCCAGCATGTTGTACTAACTATGCCAACAAGTACAAGGTATGGAATTCGTATCAGAACCTTGCATAACATACCCATAGTACTCTTCGTATAAGATGCGAAATCCGTACTTGTAAAAATTAACTTTAACTTATTCATATTTTAGCCTATTTAATGTTTACCAAAAGTCTCTTATTAACGAACCACAACAAATCAATACCATTCATCATACAATATCCGCAAAGCATGCCAATCAAGATTATAATCTTCTTGAACACTCGGTAATGTGTCATTTCAATCTTCAGCATAGACATCATCAAATCCTCAAAGGAACGGTCTCTCATTGAATCTGGGTCTAGCCTCAACGATTTGACATTCATCTTGTACTTGTTGGCCATAGAGAATAATGTAATAGCAAATTCTGCTAATTTGTCCTCTAATGTTTCAGATACGAGTTTAGAATACACTTCTATCGTACCGCGCCCATTAACATTTTCATATTCCCAACGTTTGGCATTGAAACGACCTTTATATTTTCGCATTCCAACAATAGCGTCAATGACGTTGAATGTTTCTGCTCTTTGGGTCTGGCTGGCAACATCAAAGTTGCAAGCCTCTATAATCTGTTCTATTTCTGCTATCTCCATTTTACACCATTGAATCTAAGTCAAAATCATTAGAAGGAATGAAAGCCACATGGTCTTTCTCCCTTGTCATCGTTTTCTCTCCTGTTCGCACGCAATTAATCTGCTTGGGATTTTTATGCCGAACCACAAATGTTCCAAAGCTACGTATCATTACACGGTCTCTGTTGCGCAACGATTGCTTTGTGAGGTCTATGAAATAATTCACAATAGCTTGAACATCATCCTTGCGGAACTTTTTGCCATTTACATCTCTAAGGTTCTTAATGATTGCCTTGACAATTTCTTCTTTCTTCATATTCTCTAAGTTTTTTATTTCCTAAACTTCTAATCAAGTCGTATGGGTCTATACCATATTTCTTAACGAAACATTCTCTTAGCTTGCATATAGCCTTAAAATCGGCATTTGTCGTATTCTTGACTATCATATAAGCCGAGTCTAATCTAGCATCAGCTTTAGGAGCTTTTACCCGAAAAAGCTTGTTGCCTTTCTCGTCTTCGATAAGTTCTATATTAACTTCCTCGCCCTTAGCTTTTTTCCTTGCCGCCCATTCTTCATAAGTGATGGCATTTTGCTTGATAGCCTCATCTTCTTTAGCCTCTTTCTCTTTCTGTATATTTGCCTCTACTGCTTTTATAGCATCTACACGATGGGAACAGAAAGTATTCAAGCTCTTTGTTATAACTTGCGGATTTGGCTTCTTGTAGAACTTTTCAAACTTTCCGGCAATAAACATCTTGAAGAAAGTAATCAGCTCATTCAGATTAAGGAAATAATACTCATCCTTTATAACATTCGCTGTCATTATCTTAATATTGTCCGTAACCTCATTATTAACGAAGCCACAAATACCATAGACATCAGAAATCCATGCTACAAGCCATGTTATTGCACTTCCTTCTCCATAACACAAATCAAGATAGGTTAGTGTTGGTGCGTTGCTCTTAAAAGCTTTTCCGATAGGCATCTTACTACCTACTTGGCTTGATGGAGAGAAAGACATCAGAATGTTATCGAACGTTCCATACTCATTGAATATTCGTTGCTTTTCTCTGTTGATTGAGACGCTGCACGAGGTTGGCTGACTCTTGATAATAGCCTTGCTCTGCATCTTTATTAGTTCCTTGCTTTCTGTCATCATAATTTCCTTCCAATACTTTAACGAAATTGTTTGGTCTCATAATCCAATCAAAACTTGCCATCCACCCATTGCTACCATTAAGAAATGCAGATGCGGCTGCTTTATCTATCACAAGTTTCATCTGCTCACTCCCATATTCTTTAAGCCGTGAATTAATCATTGACTTTCTCTTCGAAGTCAAGGCGTGAACTAGAGGCATTCCTCTTCCAGCGATAACCTTATTGAAATATTCGCAAACCTTCTTTGCTTTACCATCCACTTGTTGTACACTAGGGACGTTATTCAATGCTATTCGTTCAGGTTCATTCTTGTGTGGTTTAGATTCTTCACCTTCAGCAAATTCTATGTTGTCTTCATGCTTCCAAATAAAGATTTTTCCGTTTCCGATAGATACCATTTGTTTCTGAAATAACCCATCAATAGCTTTTTTTGTCTTTGCTACCGATATACCTATCTTTTCCGATAATTCTTTGTTGCTCCCATACACATATCCGTCTTTGTCAGCATTGAATGAAAGACGGACGAAAGCGACTAATTCATCAGCATCCAAGCTACACGCTTTTTCGTCTAATTTTACTATCATATCTTAAAAGAATGTATTTGTTAATTGTTTATTTCCACTCATTATTACCCACTTTCCTTTTCCGTTTAAGTCTAGCAATTTCAAGTCTTCAACTTTCCCGAACCTCTCATAAGTACCGCAGAGGTCAACAAACCAAGGCTGTTTCCCTTTTGATAGTCTAAGAAGTCTTCCTACAACTTGATAGTATTGCGCTAATGAGCGTGTTGGCTTTGCATACACGACCGTATCTAACTCCGGATAGTCAAAACCTACGACTAATATTTGACTATTTACCAATACCTTAGTCTGACCACTACGGAAACGCTCGATAATTGCTTCACGTTCTTTCGGTGGTGTCTCTCCACAGACCATTTCGCAGTTAGGTATGGAATATGTCAGTTTCTGAGCCTCTTTAACGAACTTCGTAAAAACCAAGATGCCTTTACGCTGTCCACCTCGTTTAGGATTAAGCAATCTTTTGACAACACTAACTAGCCATCCGTACAAATCTACACGTTCATATTCTTGCTTGACACTTTGGTCAGTGTAATCACGGCAAGTTGAATTGAGCTGCAAGTTTCCTTCGTTCCATTGTGGTGGCGGGCATGTATAATAGTTCGGAAGACAGATATATCCGTTTTTTGCCATATCCTCAACTTGAACATAGTAAATAAGCTCCTTGAAAATCTTGTCTCTACTTCTTGTCAGAAACTTCAGTATGCTACCATAGTTCTGATAGGAATACAGACGGAAAGGTGTTGCGGTTAAACCTATGACCTTGCTCTTTAATTTATCAAGAAACTCCTTATACATGCCGGATTCAGGTTTCACTAAATGAACCTCATCAATCAATATGTACTTGAAGTCAGTAAACAATTCGGGATGTCCTTTAACGCTACCAATTGTAGCAAAAGTAACATCGCTGATTTCCTTTGATTTAAAGCTAGCGGAATATATGCTGGCATTATCAAATCCATAAGAACAATACTTCTTGTAGTTTTGTTCCAAAATTTCCTTAGTAGGAGAGAACACAAGCACTTTATCCTTGAGTCTAGCAGCTATATCTGCCAAAATCAATGATTTGCCAGATGCTGTAGGAAGCACTTCCAGAGCGTTCCAGTTTTTCTTCTTATCCAAGAAAAACTCAACAGCCTTCTTACTTGCCTCTTCTTGATATGGTCTTAATTTAAACTTCATTTCACAAATAATATGAAATCACTTTTGTTACTATATAGGAATGCACAAGTCTTATGCATAACAAAAGCCCTTAGAGAAGACCTTACAGTTTTTATGGTGTGTCTCACCGAATACGATTGCAAAGATACAAAGAATAATCTAAAAATGCAAGCGTTTTAGTGTTTATTATTTATTATATAACATACTTTAAACTTTATTCATTATCTTTTTCTTCATTCATTTTCAGAATAAGAGCCGCATAGTATTTGTAAAGTTCTTGTAATTCAAACACAGACCAGTTCTTTGCTTGATGTTTCATTACCTCCAATAAATCAACTTGCTGCTCACCAAGTCGTTTTACTTCATCCATATCCAAAGGAACGTGAGGATGCTTTTGTATGTAAGCTAATCTTCCAAGCTTCATAATCAAATTCTTTCTATAACCAATAAGATGGTCAGAAGAGAATCTGTTGCATCGTTTGCATTCCGCATTCTGATTACGTGTATCAAAGCGCAAGCTCATATGAGTTCGTCCGCAATAATGCCCATTATCTGCTTGGTCGATTGGCAATATTCGTCCACAACTGATACATCTGAAGTACTTATAGTGAAACTCTCTAGAGTCTCTCATGCGGATATAAACCGACATAAGTCTATCTAACTTATCAACCCACTTCTGCTTCTCGCTCCTTTGGTGTTTAGGCTTCTTTCCTCCTTTGTTAAATCTATCATAATATCCCATAATCTTTATCCTTTATCAAACCAAAAGTCATAGTTGCTGCTGTGGGGGTCGAACCCACAACCTTTTTCCGATTTGGACTGACGTTCTACCATTGATTGACATACTCCCTCACTACTTGCAAGGGATTGTTGGGTTATTAACGTGGCTGCGCCCTTGCTAGTGCTTGGGTGACTTACTACCACTCCCCAATTCGGCAATGCCCTGCCGAAGTATATTCTCAGCTGCGAAGAGGTCTCTAGGATGAACTGCACCACAACTAGGACAAGTCCAAACCCTATCACCCAATGACAGCTTATCATTCTTATAACCACAAGTACAAAGGCGGCTCGAAGGGAAGAAGCGGTCAATCTTATGAACCTGAACGCCATACTTCTTCGCTACGTGCTCCAACTTCACAACGAAATCGCCATGAGCCAAGTCTGACATCTTTCGTCCCCAACGCCTTGTCATTCCCTCCAAGTTCAAATCCTCCAAGCAAATCAAGTCGTAACGCTTACACAACTCATGCGCCATCTTCCACTGGAAATCGGAACGCTTGTTCACGATGTTTTGATACAATCGCTCCAACTCCAACTTCTTGCGCTTGCGGTTGTTGCTGCCTTTCTTGCACTTCGAGAGGTTGCGAGACCTGCGCCTAAGCTCCTGTAAGTCAGCTTTAAGGAACTGAGGGTTATCAATCTCACGACCATCGCTCAAAGTCATGTACTTCTTCAATCCAAAGTCGATACCCACGGATGCACCATCGTGTGACTTTCCGTAAGGTTTGACTTCTTTGTCTAAGCATAGGATAATGAAGTACTCGCCCAGCTTGTTGCGTTTGACCGATACCCTCTTTACCTTGCCATCGTAGGGACGGCTTAAAGAGAACTTGAAAGATTTCTTTATTTTGTTTATCACTAACTCGTTTCCATTGAGGGTATAGCCACCTTGTTTGAAAACAAATGAACTAAATTCAGATGCTTTCTTGAACTTTGGCGGACGCTTTGCATCATGTTTAAAGAAACGCTTGTAAGCTATATCCAATCTATCCAAGATTTCCCTAACGGTCTGACTATTAAGCAAGGTTGGCTTATATCGTTTCGAGAAATGTTTGTACATCGTAAATATAGGAATATACTTGTGATACAACTTGTAATATCTCTTCTGCAAGACAAGCGCATGATTCCAAACATAGCAAGCCTCTCGGAGCATCTTGTCCAAATGCTTCGTCTTCTTCGTCCGATATAGCTTGTACTTGTATGAAATCATATCCCTAAATTTTAAACACTTTAAGCAATTCTGCTCTTATTTTTTCTATTTATCTTTATGCAAGAATACATCCATGATTGATGTTTCCTTAAGGCTTGTAATATCATAGTCGATTAGCGATTTACCCATAATCTCATCTACATTCTTACGAGCCTTTTCAATGGTATCACCCTGCACAAGATAACGAACCTTGGTCTTCTTCTCCTTGTTTGATTTTTCATCAATAGTAATCATGTTAATACTGCAATCGTAGTATTTATCCTCGCTATCAACTTCAGAAAGGAACAACTCTGAGAAACTAGCTTTCTTCATAGTAACAATTTCCATGTCACCATTTGTGTGAACTGTCATTTCTTCAGTTGTCTTAGCCTCGCATTCTGACCATGACAAGGCATCTACAACATATTGTTCCGTAGTCTTAGCGTTCGTTCCGTCTTCTAGAGTCTTCTCATAACGAACACCTACGATAAAATACTTTCCTGTTAATGATTTCATATTCTTTATTTTTTTTATGTTAGAGAATGTGGTATCGGTGAGGCTTGAACTCACGACCTAATGTTTAGGGAACATTTGCTCTATCCAACTGAGCTACGACACCAAGCATTCTATAGAAACTCTTTATTTAATTCTGCTTGCCTCTCCACCTGCGTCTGCCATACCATATAAGCATGGTCTTGTGGGGTCGGTATGTATAATCCTCTTTCCATAGAGCAATGATGAAGCCATCTGTCTATACATAAAGACATTTCTTCTTTGTCAAGGTCTGGTATGTGCCTCCAATATTGGAAGGTCTTGCCTTGCTTATTCTCACGCTCCCTAAGAAAAACATCCTTATTTACACGTTTGAACTCTTGTTCGATATAGTCCTTAGTATATCCTTCTTCGATAGCTACGTAAGTGATTGTTACCCACAGATAAGCATTCTGCTGGATTGTCCTAGATTGTTGTCTCTCTTTAAGGTCAACAACAAAGAACTTCTCATTATAATAATCACCTTGTAGTTTCTTAGCTTTGGCTATCATTGCCTTGGCTCGTTCCTCGAACTTTTCTAGCTCGACAGGATTCAACATATTATATACCATCTTTCTTTAATGAAAGGTGGAGAAACTTAATTCTCCACCATAATAAGTTTAAAATGGTGCATTAGATGCGCTATTGCCACTCGGCTGCGCTGGTGGTATTGAGGCTGCACCTGCGGCTGGAGCTTGTGGAGGAAAAGGATTATTAGCAGCAGCTTGCATGCCACCTTGTGGCGCATTGTTCTGTGATTCAATCTTTTGCATCTTGTAGCCACGAACAGATGTAAACCAGTCTGTTGTGCCATCCTTCTTTGTCCCTTGATAAGATTCAACGTCAAAGAATACTTCAGCAATATCCCCGACATTAAAACCATCTGGAACATGAACATTCTTTCCACTGAAATCAAAGATGATGCGCTTTTCGTAGCCACGTTCACCTGTCAAACCATCGAAACGTGTTGCATCAAGCATCAAACGTCTCTTTTCAAATGGTTCTTTACCTTGTCTCTGAATAGATTGAATGCCTTCGATAGCAACAATCTTACCTTTATAACTATTAGCCATAACTTAAAATATTTAATAAAACAATAAATTATCCAACTTTATTCAAGGTCAAACTAGGCTTTACCTTAGTTACCTTTTTATACTTTTTCAATAGATGGTTGTAAGCTTCTTCGTCATCCGCATCAAAAGCCTTCGTGTCTAACGTAACCCTCTCAGAAGCTGACTTCAAGGAATAAGTATAATTGGAGGTCTTGTATGATGTAAGGTTGTCATTTGACATACCATCAAAGATAGCTGCCTTCAACTCCTTTTCCTGTTCTTGCAATTTAGCAATGCGCTCTTGAACGTCCATGAGTGCGATTTCGTTATCTATAATGTAATAAGGTGTTTTTGTATCATCATTATACAAACGACCTTCTTTCTCGCATCGGAACAATTCTTTAACATCACTCGCAGGTCTTGGCTTGCCTAATGGGATGAGTTTACAGATTGTTCCTCGCTTCTCATCATCACGCAACCACATACAACAGATACGTGTAACCTTTAGATGAGGATTCAATGTTTCGAAACCGTACTTATACATCGAGTTCTGCCAACGCACATATTCCTTATTAACGGAATAAGTACCCTTAATATCCCAAATCTCAACCTCATCGTCCGGTGCATCATCCTTGTGCATCACCAAGTCGATTGCACTTGCATGGTCTTCTCCGATACGAAGGACATATTCGCTGCCAATTATCTCATATCCATTCTTTTTGATATAAGCGACAAAAGCCTTGACACTCTCTGAGGCTGGATCAATGCCCAATGAAGCAAACAACTCTACCTGCTCGTGGATAATAGTACCTTTTTCGGCAGCTTTCTTCAATACCTCTTCGCTTACGTTAGAGTACATATTGGGAAATACATACTGATGAAGCATACCTGTAATGCCACTTAATTCTCGACCATCATAAAAGTACTGATGTGTGGAGTCCTCATAAAGGACTCCGCTGTTATTCAATTGTATCATACTAATCTAGATTTGAATTGTGTCAACTTAGCTAAGAACTCTGCATTCTTTAGATATTCGGGATAAGCATCATAAACTGCTTTTAAATCCTTCTTGCTCTGTGCGAGTTCCATCTTTCGTAATGCGCATTTGCGTTTAAACTCTTCGGACTTCTGAAGGTCAGGGAATCCATTCCAAGTTCTATCCACATCTTCCCAAACCTGAGCTTGTTGCAATTGTGGATATGCATATTGTTTTTGCTCATTAAGATTTTCATCTTTTTCCTCCTCGCTCTTTGGAGCTGGCTCTGAGCAACCATATACCTCTTTGTGTTCACCCATCCAATCTAGAACTTCTTGCTCGGTCATACCGCAATACCAACGTACCATATTATTCTCATCTTGAATGATAAGTTTTGCAATACATCTGTTAGTATAACCTACATACCCTACATGGAAAATTGTCTTCAACTTTCCGCTTTGAGAATATTCTGTATTTCGGTTGAGGTTGACGAAAATCTTTTTGGGAGCGGTATACAATTCACGACCAATACCCAAACAAGAGCAAGCACGCTTGAAAGAGTCGCTAGCTTGACCTTTAACGGCTTCGGTATTACTTGGTGTGCCAACATCTTGCTTATCAATCCAACCTATACCTTCTTTATAAACGGAAACCGTACAAAAGAGATTCTGACCAATAAGCTCATGCTTACGTTTCCAGCCATAGATGCCGAACTTCTCATCTAATCGTCTCATATCACATCTTGCGTCCTTGTAAAGCAACAAGGAACACCAGTCCGGTGACTTCTGATTGCCACCTTGACCGACACGGACTTCTATCTCATCCGCATCAAGGAGGCGAAACTCATAATCCTTAATTTCTACGCTCTGCCCTTCTACAGGCTTTGCTGCCTTATTCTCTGCCATAGTCGTATATTTTAAATAATCATTTTCTTTATCTGACAAGAAACAACAAGTTCATTGATTTCTTTAAGGGAATAATATCTAGGTGAGTTCTTACTATCACCTACATATTCTTTCATTAGTCTGTTCTTGACCCATTTGTCAATCATCTGCTTTTCGAATCCTTTAGATGCAAGATAGCATTCGGCATCTTTTCTGCGTATCCTGTCGGAACGCAAGCCCATATCAAATTGGGCATCCATCCGCCCAGCTTGAAATGCTATAGATACTAATTGCTTAATCTCGCTTAATGACATTTTCTTTCTACAGTTTTTATGGTGTGTCTCACCTTTTTATGTAATATTACAAAAAATCTATTAAATTTCTTGCAAGTTACGATATTTTTATGTATATTTGCAACATCTTTAATGTTTTCGAGTGCAAAGATAAGAAAAGTTTTGCAATCGTGCAAATTAATTAGTGTTTTTGAATACTATATTAACTTTTATTATCTAACCGCTCTAGATATTTACATAAATTAAGTTACACATACGCTTACTGCGTATTAAATTTTAGGTTATGAATAGTGCATACGAAAGACTGAAGGCTGTAATCACTGCTTTGGGTTACACTTCAAACGAAAAATTCGAAGACACCGTAGGCTTAGGGCATGGGTTCGTAAGCCGCATCACTAATCGTGTGTCATCAAAAAGCTTGCAAGCCATAACAAGTAAATTTCCACAGGTGAATCCAAGCTTTATCAGAACCGGAATGGGAGAAATGTTTATTTCTTCGCCTGTCAAGGTTAATGAGAACGGAAATGCAAAGACAAGACTGCGTGAGTACCTTAAATATAAAGGAATTACCAAGCGTGAATTTTGCGATAAAGCTGATGTGGCATCAAACTTTCCTATAATTGGAAAAAATGGCGTATTCACAGCAAGAGTGTCTTATAGGGTGAATTCTAAATTTCCAGACCTTAATATGGATTGGTTAGCCAATGGAGCAGGTGAAATGTTGCAGCCCGAGTCAAATATTGAAAGATTCAACAACTACAAAAGTAGGATTGCACCATTCTGTACAGAGATGGGAATCAGTCCTACCTTCTTTTTGCGGAAGTGTAAGAGCTATACCAGTTCGATTAGCAGATTGCCGGATATACCTAGTGATACTTTCTTGAAGAATATCTCTTTGGCTTACCCTCTGCTTAACTTGAACTGGCTTAAGACCGGAGAAGGAAAGATGTTCAACGATGACATCAAGTCGAATATCAATTCAAGCGTCTGCTTTGTTCCTCTTGTTCCTGAGAGGGCTTATGAGAGTTATCTCAGTGGATATGCGGATGATGTATATATCTCATCACTTCCAACAATTCCTATCGTAAAGGAAGATAAAGAGAAGTACGTGGCATTCGAGGTAAGCGGTGACTCTATGGATGATGGCTCGTCTAGAGCTTACCAAAATGGAGACATCGTTATATGCAAAGTCTGTCCTGATTATATGGTCAAGAACAATGGACTGCATATAGACGGAAAGGAATATATCATAGTTTACAAAAAAGTTATTCTGTTGAAGCGCATCATTGACTTGGATATGAATGACGGAAAACTTATTTTGCGTTCCTTTAATCCTACTTATCGTGACTTAGAGTTGGATTTAGCTGATGTAAAGCAGCTCCTCATTGTAGAATATCAGCAGAAAAACAGATAATGTAAATTATATTTGTATATTCTGTGGAATAGGCTTGCATTAAATGTCGCAAAATTGCCGCAAAACGATTATTCACCTGTAGTGTAAGCTACTATTGCTTAGATATTTATTGATATTCCGAGCAACAGCCTTCTAAGCTGTGGGTCTTGGGTTCGAACCCCAACGGAATCACAAAAGTGGATTAATCGAAAGGTTAATCCACTTTTTGTTTATATATATCCCGGGAAAAATGAAAGCAATATATGTTTTAACTAAAAAAGGCCGATGCAATATGCACCAGCCTTTTTCTTATCTTCCACTTATTATTCAGTTATCAGTGTAAACTCTGAACCCGAAGCATAATCCTGACCATTCTGCTCATTCAATGCACGCAGACGGAAGTAGCGAGCCTTGACAGGCTTGTTCAACATCACCTTCTGCAGCTTGGCTGTCTTCTCAAAATGACCCTTCAGGATTGGCTCACCCCAAGTCTTGTTGTCGTTGCTGACGTAGATTTCATAATCCTTGATGCAACCATTCAAAGAACCATCCTGGCGTGCCAGATAAGTAAAGCCCTTGATGACCTTCTGCTTGCCAGCATCGAAGTCAACCCAGTGAGGATACTTAGCCAATGTAATGGAATACATCGTATGCCAGAATGTAGAAGGATCGCCATCTACCAAGTAGGCAGCATCACCCTCATCAGGCTCCTGGCTGGAAGCAAAGGCAATCTGAAGACCGGATGTCTGCTGATTCTGCTGCATCTTCTTCATAACCTCCTTCATCATTTCACGACCGATAGCTGAAACCTTCACGATATTTCCTAGCTCTGACTTCACCGCTGGACGGATGATGAATCCGAATGTGGTAGGAGTACTGCGTACCTGATCTGGCGTCAAAGGACCACCCTGTCCACAGCTGGCACCGCCCAATCCTGTAACCTTTGCATCGAGGTGCAAGTGAGTACCGCTGCTCTTTGGCAACTGATATGGATGTGCTGCCAAAGTCAACTCCTGCTGACTCCAAGGCAATGCTGAGGCAGACATAGTACTGTCAGAGATGAATACTACACCCTGCTGGTTGTCGTTAGTAACGGCACACCAACGAACCTCCTCGCGGTTGCCCTGTGCCTGTGGCTTAGGAAGCATGATGCCCTGCTCTGCTACCGGACTGTGGTACCAACCGATAAACTGGCTGGTCTTGCGGTCGTTGTAGTTGTTGACAGGTCCACGTCCATAATAATCATACTGGTTCAACTCGCTTGGCAATACCATAGAATAGCCGATACGAGGCAAGATAACCTTAGAACGATTAGCACCGATGGCACTCTGCATCTCGATAGAACCATCCTTATAGATAGTATAGATCTGGCGTGAAGTGAACTTCAGGTCAGCATCAGTCAAGGCATGCTTGTTTTTTTCGAAGTTATAGCAAGACTCAGGGTCACGGTCGCGGTTGCTGTAATTCACATCGCATCCCTCCTTACCCTGACTCTCTACAGTGAAGTCGAGCTGGTAAGAACCATCCTTCTTGGCAGTATAGTTCCAGTTCTTCACTACATGCTGCAGGTCGTACAGACCATTCTTGAACCATGCATTGTGGTATCCGATACCGGCATCGTTGTCTGTAGGAGCACGATATGCATCGAGCTTAGGACCATTGCCATCCTTGATGATATCCTGGCTGCCATACTTCAGGCTATAGATAGCACCGGTATTCAGGTCGAATGCCACCTGGAAGTTGCCGCCATGGATGTTGGCACGCTTAGCCGCCTTATCTACCGAAAGCTTCATCGCCTTACCGTTCTTGGCAACAGTAGCGATAGAAGGAGCAGCAACCTCAGCGCCCTTCACTCTCAACTGCTCTTCCATCTGAGGATAACCCTTGGCAGCCCATGGCATATCCTTACCCAGAAGGAACTGAACTGTTACGAAGTACTCGCTCTTTGGATCGAGGCTTGCATAATCGTAAGGCAAGGTATAGAAGCCCTTCTCGCGAGGACCCACGATATTCTTGGCACCCTGCAATGGCTGATTCTTTGAAATGCAGACGCCATCCTTATAGAGAGACCATACAATCTGGTAATTCCTGAGAGGCTCGAAGTAGTTCTTGTTGAAGATTTCAATCTGTCCCTGCTTCATATCCACAGCCTTCACGCCTACATTCTGATAAACCTTCTTTACCTCGTAGTACTGAGCCTTAGGTGAGAAGTCTGGGCGAAGGATACCATTCATGCAGAACATACCATCGTTTGGCTTGTTGTCCTTACCGAAGTCACCACCGTATGCCCAGTAGGTCTTTCCGGTTACAGGATCCTGCTTGTTAAGGGCCTGGTCAACCCAGTCCCAGATAGCTCCACCCATGAAGAAGTTGGTGCTCTCGATGGCATCCCAGTAATCTATCAGGTTACCGCAGGCATTACCCATAGAGTGAGCATACTCAGAGATGTGGAACGGATATTTCAGCTTGTACTTGCCCTGTACGGCTCCCTGAACCCAGGCGATGGAAGGATACTGGTTAGAACCCATATCCACGATATCATTGTTGCGCTCATACTGAACTGGGCGGCTGGTATCATAAGCCTTGATGGCATTATAGCAATCTACGAAAGTCTTGCCAGGACCAGCCTCGTTACCCAAACTCCAGATTACTACAGATGGATGATTCACGGTAGCGTGTACCATCTCCATATTTCTGGCGATATGAGCGTTGCGGAACTCAGGTACATGAGAAAGACTCTGCTTGCCATAGTAGTACTCATGGCTCTCGAGGTTAGCTTCATCCTCCAGATAGATACCATACTTATCGCAGAGATAATACCAGTAAGGTGCATCAGGATAGTGGCAGTTGCGCACATGGTTGATATTGCCACGCTTCATCAGGAAGATTTCGTTCTCCATCTGCTCGCGGGTAGCAGTATGACCTAACAGTGTATTGTTCTCATGACGGTTGACACCCTTCAGCTTGATAGGCTGTCCGTTGAGATAGTAGTATCTTCCAGCTAATCCGAACTCATCCTTCTCGGCAGGAGTCTCCTTGATTTCTACCTTTCTGAAGCCAACGATGGTAGAGAAGGTCTGAACCGTTCTGCCCTTGGCATCCTTCAATTCTCCTACCAATGTATAACGGTAAGGAGCTTCTGCACTCCAGAGCTTCACCTTGTTGGCAGCATCGAGCGTAGTCTCCAGAACTATCTCTCCCTTGGAATTCAGTTTTCCTACGAGAGGAGTAGAAGCTGTAACGCCTTCCATCAAGTCATTGTCGTCGGAATAAAGACGGTTGGCATAGAGTGAATACTGCAAGGTATAACCCTTGATGGCCTTCTTGGAAAGGTTCTGCAACTGGGCAGAGATGTGCAAGGTGGCATGGCAGTAGGTTTCATCCAGGTCAGGAATAGCCTTGATGTCTCTTACCTGAACCTGTGGTTTGGCAACCAGAGCCACGGTGCGGAAGATACCAGGCAAGCGGAACATATCCTGACTCTCCAGGAAAGAACCGTCTGAATGGCGATAAACCTCTACCGCTACGGTATTCTCCTCACCCTCCTTATTAAGATAAGGTGTGATGTCGAATTCAGCCAGGTTGCGTGAGTTCTTGGAGAATCCCACATACTTACCATTTATATATAGGTAGAAGAATGAATCTACACCATCGAAGTTCAGATAGATCTGCTGACCCTTCCAGTCTGCAGGTACGGAGAAGGTTCTGCGATAAGACCCCACCTCATTGCGGTTGCGATAGGTCATCCAGTTGGCAGGAGGTGTACGCATCACTCCACCCTTCCAGTCGTTCATCGGCTGCCAGGAGTGCTGGAAGATGACACGCTGGTTAGAATAGAGCGGATCTCCATACTTGTTGTTTCCATCTTTCTGCAGTCCTGCCAGATTCCAGTTCATAGGCACCTTGATGTCGTCCCACTGAGAGACATCATAGTCTGTACGGTAGAAATCCTTAGGACGCTCATCAGGATTTGGAGCCCAATGGAACTTCCATAATCCATCGAGAGATTTCCAGTAAGAACTGTTCTCCGGTAAAACCTTTCTCGCCTCTTCGATATTGCGGAACGAGAAGAACCAAGCATGCGGCTGCAGCTTGTTGACTGCTACGGAATCAGGACTTTGCCACTCCCATCCCGTAGGCGCAGCCTGCTGATTGTAGAAGTAGCCTCCTAAAGTACCATCTGCCCATGCCGATGAGCAAATGAGTCCGGTTAAAAGTAATAAATAAGTTTTCTTCATAAGTTGATGTTATTGTTTCTAATTATTTTCTTTGCAAAGTTACGCTTTTATTTTGAAAGAGCAAAATAGTAGAAGGGAAAAAACGAGAAAACACCCGATTTTTTGAGATAAGCCTTTAAACTTTGCCCTACCCGATGATTTTTTCTAAGAAAAGAACGCCTAAAAAGGCAAAAAATAGCGAAATCGAGCATTTGTTTTGAGTTTCAAGTGGTTGTGGCAGTAGTTGGCTTTA